GTGTCTGTGGGTGGCCTAGTAAAGACCTATTAGTGGTCTATTAGAAACTTATGATAAGCCTGTGATCTTCACAGAGTCAGCAAAGTTAGTATGTTTACAGCTGACTTCGCCGATGACTAAATGCTTGTCGGAGTCGCCTGTTTTTGCCAGTAAAGTTCTTGTAAATGGACGCAACGTACATGTTTTAAACATTGTTGGGTCTATAAGTAGTGCGTGGTCTGTCTTTAGCTCACGATTTAATACTACTCTGTATTCGCCATATGGACTACATGGCATCTTCGCCTAAGTTCGTTAATCTTAGACCGCCTTTCGACTGCTAATGCTTTCACATTAGATGAGACTATATCACAACTACGGATTGTAGTTTCTTGCGCTTCCACTCACTTGAGTGTACTCCCTGTCGGGATAGTCGTTGCACCTTCCCCATAGTGGGGCTTGGCTCAGTATTACCTTATCTTTCGACTTAGGCTTCCACTGAATTCACAAGATTTAATGTACGCTAGTCACGTCAACGTACAGATCAATCGCATTGACCAATGTTTTGCCTTGTGCGATTTCACGATTACGACCTGATGCCGCTGAGAAACCAGCGACTATCTGGGCGTCTGCTGGCTTGATCATGAATGTGTCTACATCAGAACCATTGTCGTATGCTGTTTGACCAGCTAACAATAGCTTACTTTCGGTTAATGCATCGGTAGCATTTGAACCTGCATCTATTCCTGTAGACATTTGGTTTAAGATAGAAGTCATCTTACGTGCTGTTGAAGCATTACCAGCAACTGCGGCTTGGGCTACGCCAACCATTGCACGTTCATAGTCTTTCTTTATTTCTTTTAGCTTCTTAGCTAACTGGTACGCAGTTTCCTTCGCCCTGCCATAAACGGCTACAGAATCTGCTGTAGCACTCACTTGGAATGCTTTTGAAAGTATCTGTGTATTCTGTGTTCTTTCAGTTGCATCTGACAAAGTTAGCATACTTGCGTCTGCTCCCTCGACTTGTGCATTCACTGCTGAATCCGCTAAAGAATCCTCAAGGAATGAGAAAGTTCTAGCTGATACTTTTTCGTCTTTGAACATAGAAATGCAGGGTGTTGAAAATGGTGAGATGTTAGCAATAATGTCTGAAACATCTTCCTTCTGACCCACTTGGGTATATGTTGTATATGTTGCCATTGTGTAATTTTCCTCTTACAATATTAGGACTAAGTTTAAGAAGATTTACTCTTCCCAGCGGCTAAGTAATGCCTCTGCAATATCATCAAGGTCTTTAGCACCACTGAGCATATCCATTTGCTTTTGTTGATTAGCTCTTTGGATAGACTTTTTAGATGGTGGTGCTTTCTTGGAACTTAAAACCTTAGTCTTACCGCTTTTTGACTTCGTGAGTTTGGCCTTGGCTTTCTTGCTGTTGGCGGACTGCTTTGATTGGTCATAGAGTCGTGCTTTGTTTATCAGCATGATGACCTGTGGGTCTGTGTACTGATCTACTTGGTCTTTGGGTAATCCCGATTTCACAGCGTAGTCACGAATATCTGAATAGAGTTCGTTGCCCCAGTCAGGCAGTTGATCTTGGAGAACCTTTACGCATTCTGTAGCGGCTTCTCTAGTTGCTTGCTGGTGCTGTTGCTGTGCTTGGGATACAAGCTGACCACTTTCTTCCTGTAGGAATTTTAAGTCGTCTTCTGCTTGCTTTGCGTCTTGGCGTAGTTGAGAGAATGTTTCTGCATCCATCTCGCGTGACGCTACTAACATATCAATGTCAGCATAAGGTTTATGCCTTGCTTCTGCGCGTTCCAATAACTTCTGATATGACATCTGCGTTTGAGCCAGTTGTTCTTCTGACTGTTTGCGCTGGGTAGCCAAATCTTGAGACTTTTTGGTTAGAGATGCTTCTTGACCATATAGACGTTTTAAATCCTTTACAGATACCTTTTTAGATTCACCATTGACTGCAATGTCTACAACCTGATCGTCTGAAGCGGCTAGAGGTTCGTCGTCATCCTCATCGTCGTCTTCGTCTGCATCAGTTTCGTCATCGTCGTCTAGTTCGTCTTCGTCAGGGTCTTCAAGGTCTAATTCGGCTTGATCGTCCTCTTCATCATCTAGTTCATCATCTTCAGCTACCTCTGTCTCGTTGAGGTCTTCAGATGTTGCATCTTCTTTATCGACTTCAGATAAGGTTTCCCCGTCATCCCATCGTCCTAAGATTGCTTCTGCCGCATCATCAATATCTAATGCTTGCGGCTCAGAGTTTACATTTTGCTCGTTGTTCATGGAGCAGTCTCCTCTTGGCTGTTGTCGCCGTTCTGCTGTTCTACAATGCTGTCACGCACTTGAACTCGCTGTTTTAAAGTATCAACCACGTCAACTAATGCTCGATAGTGGCTGTATGCTTGTTCTCTTTTGTCTTTGTCGAATGGCTCCGTATTTACAAATGTTTGGAAGGTTCTTTCGACAAGTTCATTGATAACTGAGTTGAAGGCGGAACCGCTAAGTACGGCTCCAGCTTCATCACCAGCCACCACAAGTTGCTCTTCTTGTGTAGACATGTAGTTCTCTCTTTTTGGTTAAGGTTGCTTATCCGTTAGGACTTGCGATTGCTCTGACATCATCAGCAGTTCTTGCGATCTCTAGTTCCTCTAAGTTCACGAACTCTTTGTGTTCAAACTCAGTCTCTTTGAGGTCTTGCTTGTCAGAATTTAGGGCAAATGCTTGTTGAGCCTTCATAGTGTCTAGCTCATGTTTCATTTGCCTCATTTGTGCATCCATCTGCACCTTCATCTCAGCGACAGCTGTTTGTCGTTCTTGAAGTTGCATCTGTTGCTGTGCCATCTGCATTTGCATCTCTGCATTTGGATCAGGTGGCGGTGGAGGTATCATCGCTGGGTCTGTTAAGAAGTCAGCAACATTCTTGATACCTGATTTCTCTAGGACTGATGCCAGCATCTTGAACTTGTTCTGCGGAGAGTACATTTGTCCAAGTGTAGGGTCAGCTGAGAAAAGCTGATGGAACGACAGGTGCTTCTGCACTAGTTGCTCCTGATCGCCGTAGCCCAAGTGGAACTCAACTTGTACGTCACGTTTATCTGCCCATTGCGATGGGTCGATAGGGACATAACGTCCAGCTAACTCAACAATCTTCTCTTCAGACTCGTTCTCTACAATCAATGAATAGACCATAGTGAATAGAGGCTTTAGGAAGTTGTTCGCAAAGTTACGCGCTATGATCTTCTGTCGTTGTTGGCTCATTGTAGCTAACTGCTCGACCATTGCCGCTGAGTTTTGTTTGCTTATAGCGTCTTTATTAAGACCTTGGGATAGGCGAGAGACACCAGAAGTGTCTTCTTTATCCTCGTCTAGCATTTGAATAGTTTGGAATACAAACGGGTTCAATGATGCTTGAGGCATAGGGGCAATCGCATCAGGGCGTGATATGTTCACGATGCCACCGACACGATTGTCTATTAGTTCTCTTGGGTTCGTTAGGCCACCTTTAACCACGGTATATCGTGGGTTGTTAGTAACCATAGCGTGATCAAGAATGGAACGAGTTAAGATTGTACGTGCATTCTGTATACCTAATAGCTTCTCGGCAAAGTTGTTGCCGTGGAAAGCATGTGGGATAGGTAGAGGTACGAATGCTACGAATGGGCGTTTGTTTACTATCTCTTTCTCTAGTAAAACATTGGATGCCTTAACAACTCTGTGCAATTCAGCGACACCAGTTGCTTCTACATCTAGCATTATGAATGCTTCGACTATAGTTATCTGACGTGTCTGTCTTTGATCACCTTTGGAGTTGAAGCCTCTATCAGCACCGATGTCGTCATGGCGAGATAGTATCTCTGGGTCATTGTCAAAGTCAGTGTCTTCATTGTCACCTATTTTTGCTACAAGGTCTTCGTCGTAGCCCATTTCAATGAGTTCAGAGATAGACTTCTTAGTCCTGTGTGCACAGAAACTAACGTCATCTAAAGACTTAGCTTGTGGTTCTATTAAGAACTCTTCTGGAGCAATAGCTTCTACTTTAACCTGTGAAGTGTCACGGGTTACACGTAGCTCACCAGAGAACATACCAAATTCATCCTCAACAAGTTCTTCGATCTCTACGTTGTCTTCAGCTAATCTGACATCAAGTTCTTCCTCTGTAAGACCTTCGACATACTCAAGTGTGCTTTCGTCTTGCATACACCAGTAAACTTTAGCGATACCAGCACGGGCTATTAGTCCATCGTGAATAACAGTCTGCATTGTTTCAAACAGATTGTTCTGCCTGTGTAGAACGTAGTCTGTGTACTCTGTGCAGACTTCAGCTGTAGGTACATCATCCGCATTCTGTGGTGAGAACTTTAGTGACTTATTGCCTGTGCTGAATGTTTCTAGCAAAGCCGCCTTCATGCTTTCTACAGCATCATAAACGTCCTGACTTACATACTTACTGTTTCCATCATGCGCTGGGCGAGGGAGTTTAGCACTGTAGTAATCCATCACCTTACGGCGTTCTTTTGACAACTCACTGTCGTAGTAGCCGATGGAGCGTCTTAGGTTAGTATCTACTATGGACACGATTTTATCGTCGTCGAGTTTTTTATAATCTTTATTTGATTTCATGTCTAAACCATCTCAATGTAATAATCGTCAACTGCTTCTATGGGTTCCCAAGCACCTTCATGGATATGATTGGCTAGGGCTAAACTCATTACGCAGTCATCAAAGCATCCTGACTCTGCTTCCATTCCACCGCTTTGTGTGACGATGTATGTTAGCATTTCCCGAATAGTGACTTTATCGTTTAGTTCGATCTTACCCTCTCGAACTGAGGCTCTGAGTTCATCAATGATCAGAGGTTTTGTCTTGGAAGTTGTAGTGAAGCCTAACTTAATAGTCTCTTTGTCTGTCAACTTGTCTACCTGTACTTCTGTGTAGAAGTTGGGGTAGGCCATGTCTTTTCCAAGCCTAGTACACGTTAGAATACCATGACTATTGTTCTCTACGATTATGTAGGCAAAGTTAAAGAACTCACCTAGTTTGTAGAGGACATTTGCAAAGTAATCTGGATGAACTTGGGCACGATAGGTTGCCACCTGTCGCTTCTTACTGTCGAGAACTTGGGCAACTGACCAGTCACCACCACGGACACCCATAGCAACGTCTGCTCCTATGGTGTACTTCTCGCCAGCGTCCAGCTTTCTAAATAACGTGAGTTCTCCACGTACATTCTCTAGCCAGTCCTCACCTTCAAGTGCCAAACGACTTGTTACGTCTTTGGCGTCATGTAGGTTCTCTTGTAAAGTCTCTGGGTTAAACACAGGGCGTCCAGTGGTCAGGAAGGCTTGATCTGGCTCCGCTGGGTACTCTTGGTGGAATAGGTCGATGCCGTTCTGTGCAATCTTACGTCTGCGGAACATTAGCTGTTCGTTGTCTAACTCATATTTCTTAGATAAGTCCTCTTCCTCTGGAGTTATCTCAAAGTTCTCAGGTAAAGGCTCACGATACTCTGGGTCAGCAAACCAAGGGATGAACACAGGGACATAGCCGTTAGAGCCATCTACTGCACCCTTCCATAAGTCATAGAATATACCAGAGACACCATTAGCTGTACTCTCTACGAATATAGCTGTGCCTTTCTTATTAGGTACGGCTTGCGTCATACCATTCCAGTTCTCTAGGGCTGTGGACTTCTGCCAGAAGGCAAGTTCTGAGGCGTGGACATGTGTTAGTGTTTCACCACGTCCAATGCTCTCACCACCAGCTGTAGCAACCACATAAGAACTATCAAGAACATCAAAGGTCAACTCTCGTCGAGATGAATACTTTGTGTGTGGCTTGAGTAGTTCTGGGCAGTTCTCATGGTAGCGTTTAGTCATGTCAAACAGTGCTCTTGTACTGTCAGAGTGGTGTGTGACCACCATTGCTTTACATGCTTTGCGCTGGGAAACATTAAAGTAAAGATAGCCGCCTACATACGTCGATAGACCTTGCTGTCTAGCCTTCAAGATGATGATGCGTACTTTGCCCTCAGTAGCC